TGGATGCCGCAAGGGTCCACAAAACACAAACTCGCTTTTAAAGGAGCTACCATAATGACTAATCTCACAAGGTATACTACTGCGGATCTTCCTACCCTGTTGGATAGAATTACTCGCAATAGTATTGGAATGGATGAATATTTTGATAGACTGTTTAAAGTTCATGAAACTACATCAAATTACCCTCCCTACAATCTTGTTCAACTAAGTAATACTGAGTCTCGTTTAGAACTCGCACTTGCAGGATTTAAAAAGGAAGAAATCCGTGTGTTCACCGAGTATGGAAAACTTTTTGTCGAAGGACAAAAGGAGGATAAAGAATCTGATTCCAACTACATCCATAGAGGAGTGGCTCAGAGATCTTTCCAGAGAGCGTGGACGATTGCAGATGATACAGAAGTCAAAGAAGTCACCTTCGAAGATGGACTTCTTCGAGTTGAATTAAGAAAGATTGTTCCAGATCATCACGCTCGCAAAGATTATCTATAAATAAAATTGAATATCGTCGGCGCAGAGGGGAAACTGGCACAATCCAGTTGACTCCCCTCTTTTTTATTGGTAGAATAGATGTAATGGAGAAATACTATGATTAAACTTTTAGTTCTTTTGACGGGTCAAGTTCTCGTTTCAAAAATTGAAGAAGTCGGTTCCGAAATGGGAGAACCTGATTGTAAATTGACGAATCCATTCGTTGCGAATGGAGATAACTTGGAACCATGGTTGGTAAATCATACCAATCAAAATGTTTTTATGATTCATTCGGATAAAATTCTGACAATTACTGATCCCAAACCCACCACTGTTGAAAAGTACGAACAACTGACTAAATGAGATTTTATACTAACGTACAATTAATCGGCAATCAGTTCCTTGTTCGGGCTTATGAAAATGGTGATCATGTAATGTTTAAAGAAGAGTATACTCCTACTCTCTTTGTTCCTACAAAAAAAGAATCGAAGTATAAAACTCTGGAAGGCGAAAGCGTTGAACCAATTCAACCAGGTTTTGTGCGAGATTGTAGAGAGTTTTATAAAAAATATGAAGGTGTAGACGGGTTTCGTATCTTTGGTAACGACAGATACGTGTCCCAGTATATCTCAGAAAAGTATCCAGAAGATGAAATTAAGTTTGATATTTCCAAGATCAGACTTTATACTTTGGATATTGAGGTTGCATCAGAGAATGGATTTCCCGATGTAGAATCTGCTTCTGAAGAAATTCTGCTTATTTCTATTCAGGACTATAATACTAAAAATATTATTACCTGGGGTGTCAAACCCTTTACAAATAAACAGAGTAATGTCACATATATTCTTTGTGATAGTGAATATGGTTTGCTTCAAAAGTTTATTGAATGGTGGGATAAAAATCCACCAGATGTAATTACTGGATGGAACGTTCAACTGTATGACGTTCCTTATATCTGCCGTCGATTGAACCGTGTTCTTGGCGAAAAACAAATGAAGCGTCTTTCTCCATGGGGATTAAACACGGAGAATGAAATTTATGTAAGCGGTAGAAAGCAAGTTTATTTTGATGTCGGTGGTATTACTCAACTCGATTATCTTGATCTTTATAAGAAATTTACTTATAAAGCACAGGAATCTTATCGTCTTGATCACATTGCTGAAGTAGAACTTGGCCAGAAAAAACTGGATCACTCTGAGTTTGATACCTTCAAGGATTTTTATTCTAAGGGTTGGCAAAAGTTTGTAGAGTACAACGTTGTTGACGTAGAACTTGTTGACCGTTTGGAAGACAAGATGAAACTGATTGAACTCGCATTGACCATGGCTTTTGACGCTAAGGTTAACTTTGGTGACGTTTTTTACCAAGTTCGCATGTGGGATAACATCATTTATAACTATCTAAAGAAGAGGGATATTGTGATTCCTCCAAAAGAACGTACAGCAAAGGATACTAAGTATGCGGGAGCATATGTTAAGGAACCGAATCCTGGGGTATATGATTGGGTGGTTAACTTTGACCTTAATAGCCTTTACCCTCATCTCATCATGCAATACAACATCTCCCCAGAAACTCTTCTGGAAGAAAGACATCCAACTGCGAATGTTGAGAGGGTCTTAAATCAAGAGATTAATTTTGAGATGTATAAAGATTATGCTGTTTGTGCCAATGGTGCAATGTTTCGCAAAGATGTTCGTGGGTTCCTTCCAGAACTCATGGAGAAAATGTATGGAGATCGTGTAATCTTTAAAAAGAAAATGATCGAAGCTAAGAAAGCATATGAAAAGACACCGACGAAAGATTTGGAAAAGGAAATTGCAAGATGTAACAATATCCAAATGGCAAAGAAGATTTCTCTTAACTCTGCTTATGGTGCCATCGGTAATCAGTATTTCCGCTATTATAAATTAGCAAACGCAGAGGCAATTACTCTTTCTGGACAAGTCAGTATTCGCTGGATTGAAGGAAAGATGAACTCATATCTCAATAAAATTCTCAAGACAAATGATGTTGATTACGTTATTGCCTCAGATACTGATTCTATATACCTTAATATGGGTCCTTTGGTTGAACGTGTATTCAAAGGGAGAGAGAAAACTACTGAGAGCATTGTCGCTTTCCTTGATAAGGTCTGTGAAATGGAACTTGAAAAGTATATTGAAGGTTCTTACCAAGAATTGGCTGACTATGTAAATGCATATGACCAGAAGATGCAGATGAAGCGAGAGAACATTGCTGATCGTGGAATCTGGACTGCTAAGAAGAGATATATTCTGAATGTATGGAACAGTGAAGGTGTTGCTTACTCAGAACCTAAACTCAAAATTATGGGAATTGAAGCAGTTAAATCATCTACACCTGCACCTTGCAGAAAGATGATTAAAGATGCACTCAAGATCATGATGACTGGTACTGAGGATGATGTAATCAACTTCATTGATAAGTCTCGTGAGCAGTTTAGAACTTTGCCTCCAGAGCAAATTGCTTTTCCAAGAACTGCATCAGATGTACAGAAATATTATTCTGCTTCTGAAATTTATAGTAAAGGAACTCCAATTCATGTAAGGGGAGCTTTATTGTTTAATCATTATATCAAGCAAAAGAAACTGACAAATAAGTATTCTTTGATTGGTAATGGTGAAAAAATCAAGTTTGTATACTTGAAAAAACCAAATACAATTCAAGAAAATATTATTTCTTTCATTCAAGATTTTCCTAGGGAACTTAACCTTGACAAATATGTAGATCATGACCTACAATTTGAGAAAGCATTTCTTGAACCACTCAAATCAATCCTTGATGCAATTGGTTGGAGTGTAGAAAAAACAACTAGTTTAGATTCATTTTTTATATGATCCAGCATTTATTTTCAACTCAAATATGGAAATCTCCTTTAAATATTAAACAATCAATTAAGGATGAGATATTAAAATCCATAGAAAAAAATTATCAAAATCATGAATTATATTTAAATCCATTATGGAATTGTAAAGTTCATTCAACAATTTTTGAAAATAATGAAATTGATTATAGTGGCATCATGCCATATTTTAGAAGTGAATATGAAAAATTTGCTAAAGAAATTAATCTAAACTACCATAACTATAGTATAAAAAATATATGGTACAATTATTATGTGAATGGAAGTAATCAGGAGTATCATGACCACATTTCAAAAAATTGGACAACTTCTTATAGTATGGTTTATTTCTTAAAAATAAATGATGAACACCCAAAATTAACATTTAATAATTATACAAATTATCATGCATATTATAGTTCCAATCCCAAATTAAAAAATCTTTATTCCTCTGATAATTGCAATAACTCAATTATTTTTCCAAATTGGAGTTTGAATGCTAATGAAGGAGATTTAGTAATTTTCCCTGCATATATTCAACATGGAGTATTTGTACAAAAAATAAATGAACCAAGAATTACCATTAGTTTAAATATAGAATTATTATAAATGGATTTGCCGATTACTGACGAAGAACTGAATACGATTATTAATGCTATGGCTTTGGGTGGAGACACTGCATTATTTCAAAAACTTAAACTTGTAAAAGAATTGAGAGAACAGGGTTTACCTTATAAAAAAATCTTACGCGAAGACTACGGGATGGTTGCTTAATGGACTTTTTAAAAGATATTGTAAAAGAAATTGGTGATGATTATACCAAACTCGCTTCCGACATCGACGAAACGGAAACTTATGTTGACACAGGTTCGTATATTTTTAACGCACTGGTTTCAGGTAGCATATTTGGTGGTGTATCTGGGAATAAAATTACTGCTATTGCTGGAGAGTCTTCTACTGGAAAGACTTTCTTTTCTCTCGCTGTGGTTAAGAATTTCCTTGATAATAATCCCGATGGTTATTGTCTCTATTTTGATACTGAAGCCGCTATCACTAAGTCCTTATTAGAGTCTCGTGGTGTTGATACTAGTCGCACTGTAGTTGTGAATGTTGTAACCATTGAAGAGTTCCGTAGCAAGGCACTCAAAGCAGTGGATATGTACTTAAAAAAACCTGTAGAAGAACGCAAGCCTTGTATTTTTGTGTTAGACTCTTTGGGTATGCTCTCTACAGATAAAGAGATCACTGATGCACTGAACGAAAAACAAGTTCGTGACATGACTAAATCGCAATTAGTCAAAGGTGCATTCCGAATGCTCACACTCAAATTAGGTCAAGCAAATGTCCCGCTCATTGTCACAAATCATACATACGATGTCATCGGAGCTTACGTACCA